AGAGACAGACTCAACACCTAATTGATCCAGTGCTATCTGTAGTCCTGACAATCCATCAAATAAGCTGAGTACATTCTTCATTCATCATCCTTTTTTGAAATAGAGTAGCTATCGTCTGCCTGTGATTGATCAGATTCATCCTTCCCAAAGTGCCAATCATATTCAAATTCTATCCATTCGATAAAGTCATTCCATAAGTTGTACAGGTATTCCATATCATTCTCCGTGTTAGTGTTCACAGTTGTCATTATACACGATAAATGCTATTATACTATCTTTTTTGAGGAATACATCATGGAATGCAATAAGTGTAAATACAATAAGGAAAAGGAAATATTCGGAACCGCTTTTACTTTGTGCAGACTACAGGCGGAGGGATGGTGGGGAACCATGAAGATTAAAATGCGTAAATGCCCAGTTAATAACCCTCCTAAAAAGAATAATTATACGGATACCGCTGTAAAATATAGACTTATCTTGGCTTTGGAGGAAAAAGGTGCTAATATATGGGATTATGAGGAATGCGATAGGTTAATGCTAGAGTATAACTTGTAGTTGAAATAGGGTTTTTTAGACTTTACCTTGTCCTAGACAGAAATAATGCCGTAGAGTTCAGTGTTGCTATAAGTCAAAAGTGCGCTGATACCACATCCCCATAACTGGTAAGATTTGATCTGGAAAAATGATGGGTAGTTGCTTTGGATTGGTGAGAAGTAACTGTATTCGATCACTGTTATAGATATTTCGCCTCCTGATGGGCGTACTGGATAGCAGATTAAAGTTCCAGTGATAAACAGGGAAATGGTAACAATTGGTAAAGTTCGTAAAGTTGTATCTTATTGATATAGCAGAACATAAGAGCTACCTACCTGATATTAGAGGCAATAGCTTCAATGGGTAAGTTCTGGAGAGAGGTCGTGCCTTTGTCTACTTGAATTAATTATTCAGACCTGACTAAATAACCCCTGATAAAGAATGTTTATGAGTTGTACTGTTAAGTCCTAATTTGGGATTGTAGTGAGATTCTTAGTAAGTCCTTAGAATAGTAGCTATATTGAAATATTAGGAATGAGTTTCAAAGGTATCCAGAGTCATCAGTTTCACCTTCCTGCCATTAGTAGCCATCACAAGCAACTAAGAGCAACAGATAAAAGGAAGATAGATGATCTAGTAGGGAGTTACCTTTGATCTATGACCTTGCTGTATCCAGTGATAATGGAAGCCACCTTACACCAAATGGCTAATGTTGACAGTTGTGAGTATCCATGTTAGTATCCTGTCTCCACTCACGGATATAATAACTAGGATAAACTATGCAAGCGTATGAATTTCTTTACAATTTAAGACGATCTAAAGAACATGTATTCCAGATAATTCCAGAAGGCGATAATACTGAGGGTAAGTATCCAAAGGTTATTGTTGGTAGCTTTAAAGACAATAGACAGGAATTGTGGGGCTTAAACCAGCATGGAAGCGGTGTGCATCTGCAACTTAATTATGGCAAAGGTAGGAAGTTAGAAGATATAACTGGCGTGTCTTGTCTGTTTGCTGACTTTGACGACCCAGACCAGCCATTACCATCATTTCCTCATCCACCGACCATGATAGTTTCATCTTCTCCAGGTAAGTATCACTGTTATTGGAAAGTTGCTGGCATACCTTTAGACTCATGGAAGTATCTTCAAAAGGCAATTGCAGAAAGATTCAATTCTGACCGACATTGCTATCAAGTTAATAAGACTCTTCGTCTACCTGGCTTCTATAATCGCAAATATGATCCTGCTCCCAAAGTTAAGGTAATATTGCATACTCCTACTCCACCATTAAAGGGTGTTGGTGAGGCATGTGAAGCTATTCTTGGTGGTAGTGAGCTTGTAAATCGGATCAAGTCAGAAGAAATGACCAAGCAAAGGTTCTATTCTCACCGTAAACCGATGGATGGAACTTATAATGGCAAGAAGATTGAGTCAGTTGCAGAGGGTGATAGGTCATCTACGCTCTTCAGGATAGCTTTAGCGATGCGAAAACGTGGTGAATCCTACGATGTTATCGAGAATGAGCTGTTATTTATAGCTGGGAACTGCAGTCCAGCCTTTCCTGCAAAGGAAGCCATGTCAATTGTTAAGTCAGTCTGGCGTAAATACTGATATGGATGGGTGTAATGAGAATATTCCGCTCAACTTAGAGGTTAAAAAGCCCTACAAGAAGAAGGATGTGGGTATTAAGCTCAGGTTGTACCAGAAAAGGTTGGTTAATCAGGCTTACTTATCCCTCATAAAGCATGATAGTGTGGTGATTCAGTCTCCAACTGGGTCTGGTAAAGGGGCTATTATTGCTCAAATACTTGCTGACTACAGTAAAAAGTGTATGCACTGCGTGTTTATTATCCACAAAGAGATTATTCTCCTTCAAATATCTAAACATCTTAAATCATTGGGTGTTGATCACGGCATAATACTGAATAGCTATCCTCAGAAAAGAAACTCATTCATACAATTATGCTCAGTGCAGTCTATTCACCGAAAGTGCTTGAAAGATAAGAGGTTAAAAATACCTAAGTGTGATTTGATTGTCTGGGATGAAGCCCATTTTTCACCATCTCGTACAGGATGCGAAGTGCTTGAAGCTCTGGATTCTAAGATTATTGCATTGACCGCTACTCCAATGAGGAATGGTAAAGGGTTGGGGGATATATATGATGATCTAGTTTGTGGACCCACTCACAATGACCTTGTTGATATGGGTTATCTATCTGCAATCAGGTACTTTGTTCCGACTAAGATTGATCTGTCTAAGATGAAAGCACTGGGCAGTGATATTACTACAGAGACAAATGACAGGACTTATAATCAGCCGAAGTTGGTTGGTAAGACTATTGATGTCTGGGAGGATCTTGCTAATGGTGCGCCAACATTGGTATTTGCCTCATCCATAAAGCACTCCAAGAATGTCGTTGAGGAGTTTGTATCGAGAGGCATTAATGCTTGCCATATTGATGGAAGAACGCCATCTGAAGAAAGAAAGGTTCTGTTTGATATGTTCCTTAGCGGTCAGATGAAAGTGATTAGTAATGTTGACTGCATAAGCGAGGGTGTGGATTTACCGAGCAGTGAGGTTGTGCTTCTTGCTAGATCAACTAAATCATTACCCAAGTGGATGCAGATGGTGGGAAGGATAACCAGAGTCAGTGAGAGCAAGCTATTTGGAATGGTGATAGACTGTGCTGGTAACTTTGAATATCATGGTCCTGTGGAGCATATTACTGAGTGGTTCCTGCAGAAGGGCGGAGAGAATGCGGAGGTAGTTGAGCGTAACGAGAAAGACCGAGATAATGAAAGGATTTGCGGATCATGTAAAACTGTATATAATACAGGTGTATATATGCAATGTCCTTCGTGCGGAAGTGCGCCAGAATGTTCTATCATGCCCCTGTATGTGGAAGCCAAGTTAATTGAAGCTAAGGTAGAAGAGGAAAAGAGGATTAAGCTGAAGCAGAAGGATGTTTCGTTATATACTGATGGTGAGCGTAATGTTTATTTTAAGCAACTGCTTGGGTTTGCTATCATTAAGAAATATAAGAGTTATTGGGCTACCAATGCCTTTAAGAAGAAGTTCAAGTGTGAGCCATTATTTACAGATAAGGTTCCAACTGAGCCATCTCCAGAGGTTAGAAGATATGCTCAGTATTTATCAATTGCTTACAATGCTGCGAAGTACGGTAAGAAAGGAAGATACGGTAGGAAAAAAGCATGAGTAACTTAGCGAAGAACAAAGGTGGTGCTGGTGAGCGAGAGATAGCCACACTACTGAATGATAGGCTTGGTCTTGATATTAAGCGTAACCTTGAGCAATGCAGGTCTGGTGGTTATGATCTGGTTGGTCTTGATGGTATCGCATTAGAGGTCAAAAGATGCAAGGCTCTTTCAATGAAGTCATGGTGGGATCAGGCGGTAGCTCAGGCGGAAACATTAGGCTTAGTGCCAGTTCTTGTCTACCGCTTAGATCGTAAACAATGGCAGTTCGTGTTGCCTTATTCGGCATTACTTGATGATGTGAATCACTTGGACACAGATATTAATCACACGGTAGCAATGGGTCTTGACCTGTTTTGTTATGCTTACTCAAGAGGCGGCATCAATGGCGGATGTTGAAGATCAGGTATGGGGCTTTAAGATAGCAGGATCTAGTGATAAAGGTATTGCTGATAGTCTAGGAATAACTGTTGATGAGGTGCGTCAATATATTGACTCTCGTATAAGTAAGACATCAACTGACCTTGGTGAAAGGGCTGATGAAGCTAGGATCATTGAGCTTGAAAGACTTGAGCGCATGGTTAGGTTTGCATGGACTGATGCTGAACAGGGCAGTAACTATCATATTGGTCTGATAATGAAGATTAGCCAAATGAGACTAGCATTGTTTGGTATTGATGTTGCTATTGCTGGTGGAACTCAAGACTCTGTTCAGGTGTATTTACCAGAGATGGATAAGGATGAAGATGGGGAAGATTAAACATATTAGACCACAGCCAAAGCAAGAGGAGTTTATGCGTAACTCTGCCGATATTAAGCTAGGGGGTGGCGCGGCTGGAAGTGGTAAACTTCAACCAAATCAATCACTTATACTAACCCCATATGGGTTCAAGGCTCTTGGGTCTTTAGCTGTTGGTGATAAGTTGTGTGATGTTAATGGTGGTGTTCAGGAATTATTGAAGATATATGAGCATCCAAATGAGCCTACATATAAGTTTACCTTTCAAGATGGAGCGGTAACTTACGCAGGGGAAGATCATCTGTGGGTTGCTAAGACTGCTGGAGGAAGTGGAGGATATAGAAAATATACCACTAGGATGCTGATGGATAGAATGGCTTCTGGTCATAGAATGATAACTCCATTAATTAGTAGTCCTGTTTGCATAATAAGACCTCCTAATACGAGAGAGATAGACCCTTACACGATGGGGGTTTTACTTGGTGACGGATGCTTCAGGGGGAAGTCAGTTTCTATGGCAACAACTGACCAAGATGAGCTAATGAAGTCTATTCCTTACAAGATGAAGTACAAGGAAAAAGGAATAAGCCTTACTTTTGTGGATGATTCTAAGTATATTCTTAAAGAGCTTAGATCTCTTGGGTTGATGGGGAAGTATTCTTATGAAAAGTTCGTGCCTGAAAAATATAAACTGTCTCCTTATGATATAAGACTATCTGTGTTAAGAGGTCTAATGGATACTGATGGCACAATAGATAAGGGCGGTCATCCATCATTTACGTCAACATCAAGAAAGCTGGCTGAGGATGTTCAATGGCTGATTAGGTCTGTTGGCGGTAGAGTTACATTAAGCAAAAAGAAGAGTCCTTTCTATCGTAACGAGAATGGTGATAAGGTTATATGTAGAGATGCTTATGTTCTTTATATTCAGCATCGCGATCCTGAGATAATGTTCACTCTTCAGCGACACAAAGACAGATGCAAAAAAGGTTATAATAGTTTTTCTGATAAGAAGACTGGAAACAGGATTGTGTCTATTGAGGCAACTGGCAAAAATGAGGATTGCAGGTGTATTACTGTAAGTTCTCCTGACAGTCTATATATCACAGATGACTTTATCGTTACTCATAATACATGGTCTATGATGCTAATGCCCTTGTACGGGATACATATTCCTAACTTTCGAGCCGCTATCTTTCGTCAACAGCATGTCCATATCACTAAGGCTGGTGGCTTGTGGGATAAGGCAATGGAGATATATCCGTTTATTGGTGGCAAGCCTAATAAGTCTACCAAGAGATTTACCTTTCCATCTGGCGCGTCTATAGATTTTATGGCTCTGGATAGGGAAGAGGACAAGAACAAGGCTCAGGGTCTTGAAATAGCCTTTGCAGGTCTTGATGAATTGACTCACTTTGCTCCTGGTATCTTCTGGCACATTGTTTCAAGAAATAGATCGGTATCAGGTATTAAGCCAATTGTTGCCGCTACTTGCAACCCAGATCCAGATCACTTCATATCTGAGATGATAGAGTGGTGGATTGACCCAGAAACAGGATTGCCTATTCCAGATAGATCAGGGATTATTAAGTGGTTCTTTCGTGATGACGCTACCGATAATCTGCTTTGGTTTGGAAGCAAGAAAGATGCGCTTATCCATATCGTTGGTGCTGGCTATGATCCTATTCAGAACCCGCCAAAGTCATTCACATTCATTCCTTCTACTGTATATGATAACAAGGAGCTGTTAAAGCTGAACCCTGGCTATATTGGTACGTTGAGATCACTGCCAAAGGTAGAAAGAGAAAGGCTCTTAGGTGGGAACTGGCACATACGTTACGCAGCAGGTGAGGTATTTAAACGCGAATGGTTTCCTTTTGTTGATATTTGCCCTGCATCGTCTAAGTCCGTTAGGTTTTGGGATAGAGCTGGCTCAGTTAGGACTGAAAAGAACACTGATCCCGATTGGACAGTGGGAACTAAGATGTCTAAAGATGCCTTTGGTAACTATTATATCGAGGATGTGGTTAGATTTAGAGAGACTGCATCTAAAGTTGAGCGATATATCTGCAATATTGCTGAATCTGACGGTAGAGAAGTGGATGTTGTACTGGAAAAAGACCCTGGTCAAGCTGGAAAGGCTGAGTTTAGCCACTATACAAAGCTACTTGATGGGTATAAAGTAAAGGGATTCTATCCAAATGCGTCCAAATTGAAGCGATCATTGCCCTTTGCGGCACAGGTAGAGGCTGGAAATGTCTATTTAAAGAGGGCAGATTGGAATAATACGTTCATTGGTGAGCTAGTATCGTTCAGTGGAGAGAAAAGTATGTACCATGATGACCAAGTTGATAGTGTTACTGGTGCGTATAACTACCTTGCAACCAAGAAACAGGTTCCTTTTGTCCAGTTAGACACTACAATTACTGCTTCAAAGTGGGCTTCTTAATGCTATAATGACTAAAACAATCAAGGATTTATGATATGGCTGACGATACAACTGCAACATTTACTCCGTTAGAGTTAGGAACGGTAGGTTTAGAGAAGTACGGCAATATAATCAATGAGGAATTTCTAGTTGAGTTGCGTGGTGTTCGTGGAGCTAAGACTTACCGACAAATGGCATTGAATGATGCTACTGTTGGAGCCATATTGTTTGCCATTAAAATGATTGCAAGAAGTGTATCGTGGAATGTGGATGCTGGTGGACCATCACAAGATGAGAAAGACGCAGCTACATTTGTTAATGATAATATCCATAGCTTAGATGTTACATGGGAAGATCAGGTTACAGAGTTTCTGTCGTTCTTAGAGTATGGGTGGTCATTCCATGAAGAAGTATATGAGAAAGATAAAGCTGGTCGAGTAAGATGGAAGAAACTGCCTATTAGAGCGCAAGATACGCTGTATGGTTGGGAATTTGATAGTAATGGTAATGCCTATGCAATGATTCAGAGTGATTGGTATAGCGGTAAGACTGCGACCATTCCATTCAGCAAAGGCATGTTGTTCAGAACAAGCACACATAAGAACAATCCAGAAGGTCAGTCTATATTAAGGACTGCTTATAGATCCTACTATCTTAAACGCAACCTTGAGAATTTAGAAGGTATTGGTGTCGAGCGTGATAGTGCTGGTATTCCAGTTATCTATGCTCCTGCTGAAATCATGGCTGCTGGTGCAGATAGCGATGCGGCTAATATGTATACTCAGCTAAAGAAAATGGTTGTTAATCTTCGTAATGATGAGCAAGCTGGAATTATTCTGCCAATGGCTTATGATGAAAACAATAATCCAATGTATAAGTTAGAGCTATTGAACAGTGGCGGTAGTCGTCAATTTAATGTCAATGAGATCATTAGTCGTTACGATCATCGTATTGCAGCGACCGTTCTTGCTGACCTTATATTCTTGGGTTCTGATAATTCTGCTGGTAGTTGGGCTTTGGGTGAAACTAAATCCAAGATGCTTCACATGGCAATAGAAAACTATTTAAAGACAATATGTTCCGTGTTCAATAGGTTTAGCATACCTCGCTTAATGTCTATGAATACGTTCACTGGAAACAAGCCTACCCTTACTTTTGAGTCATTGAAAAATGTTGATCTTAATTCAATATCTCGGTTCATTCAGCGTGTGGCTGGTGCTGGCATTGTGTTTGATGAGGAAGAACAAAAGAATATTAAAGGCATGATTGATCCCAAAAGCAACCCTCAAGGATTTACTGCTGGTGGCGAGACTTTTGACGATTCTCCTTACGAAACATCCCAAGGTAGTCACGACAAGATTGACTAGCAAATAAGTTGCC